CGATCTTCATGCCGAGGTCGAGGCCCTGCCTCTCCCAGTGGCGCGTGAACTGCTCCAGCAGATCGTCATAGTTCTCGTCCCAGAGCCCGCGCTTGATGAACGCCTGGCGCAGCATCTCGCCAGCCTGTGGCGAATGGTTCCGGGCCGCCGCCACGAGATAGGCGCGCTTCGCGGCCTGGTCGAGCGCCTCGTCAGAGAGCCCGGTCGCGCGCGCGAAGTTGGCCTTGACATTTTCGATCATATGGAGGGCGACCTGGGTCAGCTCATCCGAGGAGACCCGGAGCTGGTGGACACCGCGCTCCAGTGGCGACCGCCCGAGGCCGAGGACCCCGCCCTTTGCGGCCGTGAAGCCCTTATTACCGCCCGGCAGGCGGCCCAGGCGGATGTCCTTTGAGAACCGGTTGCCCACACCGAGGCGCAGATAGAGGTCCTTCGGGCCGACCCTGCTCTTCGCGAACTTGTGGGTCTGGTCGGTAGCGGACACCACATCCTTGAGGAGCGACCCGAACTTGCCGTCCTCGATGTGAGACGAAGCGGCGCGCGCCACATCGTCACTGAATCGCGCCGTCGCGCCACCGGTGTTATATGGGCTCTTGGCCCAGTCGATATCGAGCGCCCGCTTGCGGGCACGCGCGACGGCCTCCTTATAGGAGGTCGTGCCCTTGAGCCTCTTGGCACCCTTGAGTGTGCGCGCGCCCGGCTCGGCCAGCTCGAAGACCTGGTACCCGACCTTTCCATCCGGGAGGGTCCTCTTCATGATGAAGTGGGTCTTACCGACATAGGTGCCCCTGGCGGTCCGCACGATCTCCACATTGGTGGCCTTGGGCGGGGCACTGGGCCGCGACCGATAGACCTGGAACCGGGTCGGCTCGGCGTACTTCCGGGGCGCTCCCATGCGCGGGAGACCCGGCCCCTGGAGGCGGCCACGGGCGATGGGCTCCAGCGCCTCTGTGACCCTCTCCCTGATATATCGCGATCCCCTATCGAGGGTGATCGTACCCGGCCGCGTCGGGTAGCGAACCTTATCGTTAGCACCAGCGGTCAGGAGACGAACGCTCCTGGCGACACCCTCGCTCTTATCGGCGGTGCTCGCCGCCTTCGCCGCGAGACTGGCGGGCTTGGCGACCGCGCCCACCAGCCAGAGCGGGTCCGCGACCAGGCTCACGCCGAGCTTGGCCGCCCGGTTCTTGATCCCGTTCTCCTCCAGGAAGCGCTCGAACCCGGTGCGGCCCTTGGAGTCTCGGTAGTAGTCACCCTTGGCCGCGGACCACGGGATCGTCTTGTCGCCAGTGAGTTTCGCGATGGTGTTATGGATCGTGGTGGCGAGCGCCGCCTGCGGTACCGAGAGGGGCTTGAGTACGGTGCCGACGACCCTGGCCCAAGCGGGACCAGACTTCTTCTCCTGGCTCGCCTTGTTGAGCGTGTTCAGGGTACGGGACACCGCCGCGTAGTCGGCCGGCGGGAGATTCGACGACCGGACCTGACGGGCGATCCCCTCTAGCGCGGCACGCAGATAGGGAGAATCCTCCGTGGCCGTCATGGGGACCATGCGGGCCATGCGATCTAACTCCGGAGTCTACTGCCAGCCGGGCGCGGGGCCCCCCATCGCGCCGTCGATGCCGGGGGGAGACCCAAGTAGGGGCGGAGCTGGTCAACCCTCTCCGGCGGAATGTCGGGGAAATAGGTGTCGATGATGTTCCGAATCTGGTTCCAACTCACCACACCACGGCCGAAGCGGGTAGTCGCCGCCTTTACGAACTTTGTGGCTGCCTTGAACTGGTCATCGGCGTAGCGCTCTGCGGTGATCCCGAGCGGAGAGAGTTCCGAGCTGAACTTAGCCGCCAGCTCATCAATGTCAGCAACGACACCATTCTGCTGCGCCTCCAGCTGGCGCGCCCGGATTTTGGCCGCCGCGATCTTCTCCCTCGATTGGCGATTCAGTCTCTCGGTCTGCTGGCGAATCCAGCGGTCCTTGTCGGCCTGCGTACGCCTCCCCTGCTCGACGGCCAACTGTGCTCGGGCATTCAGGCTCGCGATCTGACGCTGCGTGCGCTGCTTCTCGGCCTCGATCCAGGCCTTGAGACGCCGGTCGGCATCCTCGCCGCCCAGTTCCGCAGCGGCGGTGCGCGCCGCGATCTGCTGCGCGGCCTGGTCACTAGCGAACTGGCGGAGGCTCTGGACATCCTGGAAACGGAGTTGGGCGAGCCTATTCGCCATCTCCATCTCCTGGTCATTCAGTTCGCCGAGGCGTTTGTTATATGCGGCCGCGAGCTGGAGCGGCAGTCCCGTCGCGAGCGCCTTGTCCACGCGCGCCTGGTCAGCGGCCCTGACATTCAGGCCCGCCTGGATGGCCTGGCTCGCCGTGTTCGCCGCGTTCTGGCCCTGCTGCTGGAGTGACTCGCTCTCGACTTGGGCCGTGGTGCCCGCCTCCTGCATGAGGTCACTATTTCCACCGGCGGCCGCAACGGCGCGCGAGACCGAGTCCATAACGCGACCCAGACTCTCCTCACGGGTCTTCGCCGCGTCCTGCGCGATCCCGCCCAGTGCCGTCGCGAGCCCGCCCTGGGTCGCCTGCTGCGTCCTATTGAGGTAGTCATAAAACGCCTCCAGGTCCGCACTCGCCTTCTGGCGCGCGGCGTCCGCGTCGTTGCGCTGCTTCTGGAGCAGGCGGGTGGCAGGCTCCAGTAGCTTCGCCGGGTTCACCCGCGGCGGCGGCTTGAAGACGCCCTTCATGTTGAGAACCCCGCCCACCGGCGATTTGGGATCGGGCAGTGGTGGCGTCGAGACGTCCTGTACCGACGTGTCCACCTGGGGCTGCTCTCCCCCGACCGGGAACGCCTGTTCGGCGTTGGGGTCCGCGGGCGGCTTGTAGTATGGGTTCCTCTGCCGCACCAGGACGGCCTGAGGCCTGCCATTGCGGTTCGCGATCACGATCTGCTTGAAGAACTTCCGGTGCGGGTTCTTCTTTGCCCACTTGAGGCGCTGCGCAGACTTGGTCTTGACCTCTAGTTCCAGACCGGCCCGCTCCAGCCCACGGCCGACGTCCGCGACCGCGCGCTGGTTCACGGTCTGAGCGGCCTCTGTCACACGACGGGCGGTGTCCGCGACCCCCCGTGTAACGGTATCACCAAGTCCCCAGACTCGTCTAAGATTGAGAGGCATTAGCGGGGGTGCGCCACGTAAACATTGCCGCTGGTGCTACGGGGCCGGGGAGGCTTGACGACACGGCGGTCCCACTCCCTCCCAGGAAGACGCCTCATTCTGGCCCCAGGACGCGCCGGTCCGGACCCAGGACGCCTTGGTCCGGACACAGGACGCCTCGGTCCGATGGGCCGGACGGTTCTGGGACCGGGCGGAGCATCGGGACCGCCGGGGAGTGTCGCCTTCACCGGCTCGTCGTCCCCACCATATGTGTCCTCGAAGTTCCCGATGCGGTCACCCATGTATCCCGCACCGGCACGGGTCTCGATGTCCTTGCGTCCCTGAAGGAGGCGCGCGGCGGCCTGGTGCAGTGCCGAGGCCTTGTCGGCGGCAGCCTCCTGAATGAGGCGCTCTGTCTCCTGACTCCGCACCATGCCGTCGGTCTTCACGCGCTGGTCATCCAACTCCTTGAGGCCCGACCGAATCGTGCCGCGCGCCGCCATGTTCGAGGCAATCTGCCGCAGGCCCTCTCGTTGCGCCTGCTTGATCAGCGGCCGACGTGCTTCGAGCTGCTTCTGCAATGAGTCGAACTTGGCACCGATGGTGCCGCCGGTCTCGCCAGGGATGAAGTTGCCCTGATCGTCGAGGGTTCCCCCGGTCTGCGTCTTGAACTGCGCGATCAGGTCCGCAATGGCGGCCTGCGCCTCGGGGCTCGACGCTGCACCATACCCGAAGTCTGGCGGTCCGCCGGGCGCATACTTAGCGGGCGGCGATCCACCGGGCTCAATGGTGGCGGGCGGGGAAGGTGTCGCTGGACGCTCGGGCTTGCCGAGCTTGAGAACCCACTTGCCGTCCTTGGTCTGAACATACTCGCCACCCCTCGGGGCGGGGCCCCTTGGCTTCGCGGCCCAAGTGGCGGGCTTCCCGTCCTTTTTGCGAAGGATAGGCATTGATCAACCCCTTCCCTGTTTGTATCTCTGGAGCAGCAACTCGATGCCGGGGTCACCCTCCTGCGCGGCGAGCTGCTGAGCGGGCTCGGTGGTCGGCCCCATCTGCGGTGGCGCGCCCTCGAAGGCCCGATATGAACCCGGGGGGTCACCCGGCTGCTGGATGACGGGCTCGTCCATCGGCGCGACCGATGGGGCACCGCTACCACGGACGAAGTCACTGACGGCGCTCGCCAGTGCACTGTCGCTCGACCGCCCAGTAGGGATCGCGCTCTCGGCGGTCTCCGATCCCACCGCAGGGGTGGGGGCGGGCTCCGGCGGCTGCGCGGTCGGGACCTCGCCCGTGGTTGGCGGTGGGGTCGGGGGCGCGCCGCCAACGGGCGGCTGGAGGGCGCGCGGCAGATTGAAGGCCGGTCGCTCGATACCCTCGTTGCCCGGCTGCTGGACGCCGCCAGGGTTGAGGGCATCCAATCTGGCCCGGTTCTCACCGCCGAACCGGGCCTTCCACAACTCCGCGAGGCGCTTGGTACTCTTGCCGCCGTGTGTGCCGACAAACTCTCTATAGGTGGGATGCGAGGTCGGGCCCTTAGGCTGCGCGGGTTTACGTAGTGGTGCCATTGGGACGTCCCTTCTGAGGCTGGCGGTCGTGCATTCGTGGTGGTACGAGACCGGGGTGTTGCCGGGCGGCCACCGGAGGTGCGTCCGGAACACGCACCTCCGGCCCGGTGTCCTTCTTGGGCGTCCTAGGACGTCCCCGATACTTCATCAGGTAACGCTGCGCAGCTGCTGCAATGACTTCGTTCACTAGTGCACCATATCGTACCATATCGTCACACTAGCACCGGGTTCTGGACCCGGCCAGACTTGGTCTGCTCGGTCAAGAGACGCATCTGGAAGAACTTGAGTGAGTGCGGAAAGGTACCGGCGACCCGGCCTTCCATCGAGAACTTGATGCGGATCACTCCAAGCTCCTGCTGAAATGCGCCCCGGCGGAACTCGCGCACAGAGAACTTGTCGGGCCGTGACACTGTGGAGTTGGCGATATAGACGGGCTCCAGGGTCCCGACCACGGTCTCCGTCACGTCAATATCATCGTCGCGATCCGCCGTGACGGTGAGCCCATTCATGTCCGGGGCGGGCGACCCGATGTAGTGACAGTTGTGCTCGACATAGGCGGCCCGGAAGCGACCAGTGTCACCAGCATAAATCCGGAAGTCCTTGAACCGCACGACAACGGGGATATACTTGGTGCTCGGAGCGCCACCAACATAGATTTCATCGAACCGGTCGGCGGCCGCCACTGCGGGAACCTCCGGCTGGAACATGTTGTCGATCTCGACGATCTGGTTCTGGAGCACGGCACACACCCGGCCATTCAGGGTCTGGTTCGCCGGTGTATAGCAATAGGGCTGAAGGGTGGGAGGCTCGCGGGAACCCCAACGGCCCCAGGTCCGGTTCTTGAGATAGAAGAACCAGTTGTCCTCCTGCTCCGAGTTCGACCGGTTGTCCTGGTTCGAAAGGACCAGGTGGTCCTCCACGAGGGCGGCCGTGGACTGAAGGTGCTGAATCGCGGTATAACGACCGTCATCCTTCGAGACCTCGGGCAGGAGGTCCCGCCGGATTCCGTGGCCCGGGCGCATCTGGGAGAACTCCACGGTGTCGCCCCCGTCGATATAGCGATACCCGTTCTTCGACATGAAGGCGCACCCGTCCCTATACTGGACGATGGAGCGCGAATCAATACAGCCGAACTCGGCGGTCAATAGGTTCACGGTGAAGGTCTGCTCGGAGTACCCGGACATGATATAGACCCGGTTCTCCTTGAAGATCAGGAGGTTCTTGCCAGCGTGACCGAAGCCCATGATGGCGTCATCGGGTCGGTCGTCCACCTGGATCACCCGGGTGTCGTTCCACTTCTCGGGCTCAGCAGGATCAGACCACTGGATCGCGTTGGGGTATTCCCCGGCAGACAGCGCTCCGACGGGGGAGATCAGGGTGGGCCGACCCACGAAGAGGCGCTCATAGTGCACGATGCAGCACTGGACATCCGGCGGGGAGTTCTGGACCCAGTCCATACACCGCACCTTGCACGGGGCGGAGGTCTTGTTTGGTACATCGGTCGCCTCCTCGCCCAGACCATATGGCTTATACAAGATGAAGGCGGTGGACCCGGCCGTGTGACTCTTGATCTGGTAGCTATAGCCGAACCCGGGGTTCTCCGAGTCAAACCGGAGATAACAGTTCGTCAGCGAGTGCGGCGGGGCGACACCAAAGGTCCCGTTCACGGACCCGTTATTCAGTGACGCCGTGCCCACGAAGGTCGGCGCATTGGCACCCGCCCACTTGACCAAGCGCGTGGCGGTCCGTGATCCATTGTCCTTGACGAGGGCCGGGAACTGCTTGATTGATGTGCCATAGGTGCTGGACTCGTATGGGGCCGGGGCACATAGCGGCATCATCTCCTGGAATGGGCCATTCGTCGCGTCAAGATTGAGCGCGGCTGCGGTCCAGTTGAGCGGGTCGTCGGCGTTCACCACAACCGGCACGATCACTCCATTGGTGCGGAGGTACCCGCTCGGCACCGGGCCGGTCGGTGACACCGTGCGATATGGCGGGATGAAGTTGTCCTGGGAGTGCATGATCCCGACGAGACCGCGCGTATTCCAGAGCATGAACTGGAATGGAACCCGGCCGGGTGTCGCCCAGGCGCTAAGGTTCACGCGGCGCTTCCATCCCTTGCGACGGCGCATCTGGCCGGGCTCGTGCAGGAGCATATTGTAAAGCTCCGGGGACTCCAGCGGGTCGAGCTGCGTTGGCGAGGTGTCCAGGTTGAGCCCGCCAGCCGGAGGCGGGAGCGGGATGAACTGGTCTCCGGAGGGCATTAGCCGGTCCTCGCGCGACTAATCGTACATGCCGCCATAGGTGGCGGGCATCGCCGCGCGCCTACGCGTGCTCCCATCCTTGGCCCAGTCGTGCCCGAACATCTGCCTGATCAGGGACTCGTAGTACTGAATCCGCTGCGCATACAGTTGTGGGTTGTGGTCACGGTCGGCGGCGTGCATCAGTGCGCCCACGACGAGCACATTGCGATATTGCGGCGGGATGAGTGGATAGTCCGAGTTGTTGACCAGTTCAAAGGGGATCGCCCAATACTGCATCTGGTACTGGTACACATCATCGGGGATCGGGAACCAACGCAAGAGGCCCGACCAGATCGTATACCTCGTGGGCTGCCCGGTCTGGATCGTCGGGTGCTTCGTAAAGTTCTCCTCGAAGGCCATATTGTCCTGGTACTCTGGCACATAGAGACCGGTCGTGGATGGCTTGAGGCGGCCGAAGAATGCGGGGGTCTCGGACAGTGCAGAGAACGGGGTCGTTTCCTGGCCGGGCGCGGTCAGCACATCCTGAATGGCCTCGGTCCACGACCAGCGCTTACGCGTGGCGATGTCCTGATAGGCCATATTGATCCAGGTCTTGATGAATGGCTCATCCTCATCACCATACCCGAATGCCTTTACGCGCTCGACCAGGTCTCCGAACGAGAGCCCGGTTTGCTGAGGTGTGTAGATGATAGTCATAGCTTGAAAATCTCCAGCGACTGGCAGTCAAGCTCAAATGAGCCATTGATGATAGTGCCCGCCGAGTTGAACGACCAGCCCTCGACGGTGAGATAGTGACCACCCTCAGAGAGTAGCACGGGGATACGGTAACTGATCGTGAATCGCCCCGGGACGGACGCGTGAAGGGTCTCCCAACAACCGCGTCCACGGATTTTCATACCGTCCAGCACCAGTACGATATTACTCTCATTCTGGGACGTGCCGGTGGCGATATGGATGACGCTGCTATATAGCACCTCGTACATGGCGGTCTCTTCAACCTCGATCCCGAGCGCTATGAGTTGCGTTGTGGAGGTCGATGACCCGATGGCGATGGTGAAATCGGCGCGCTGCCGGAGTGTGCGAGCCAGGGGCTCGTTTGTAACCCGCCTCATGCCAATCTCCTGACCGTGAGACTGGCCATGTCGTCCCCGCCGGAGCCCCAAATAAGTGTGCCGCTGGTATTGAAGGTCCAAGCCATGAGACGTGCAACGTGACCACCCTCGGCCAATACGACCTTACGCGACCAGTTACACGTCCAGCGGAGCGCAACAGACGTGTGATTACTTGACATATCAGCGCGCGGAACCACGAACAAGTTGTCGATTACGAGGATAAAGTTAGCCTCGTTGAAGTTTGATCCCGTCCCACACTGGATCACCCCATGCAAAGTAATCTCGTAGCGCCCGGCTTCCTCAACCTCGAAGCCGTGCACCACGACTGGGGTCAGGTTATCGGGCTCCGGGGAACCATTGGTCGGGATCGTCGTATCAGAAGCAACAACATCTCGCTCAAAGTGGTACCCCTCGTGATGTAGTGTGACGGTCATACGCGCTCCACCCAGAGACGTTCACCTTCGAGGAAATAGTCAGAAAGGACGGCCGCATCTGTACCGATCGTATAGGCCAGGGCCACGAGGTAGTGGCCCCCCTCACTAAGGTACACGATGTGCTCACGATAGTGGTGGTCACGCGATGAGACCACACTGTTATACATGCCACAGCAGGTACGCGGCCGTAGGATCATGCCATCCAGCGAAAGAAAGACCGAGAACTCGTTTTGACCGTTATTGCCTGGGGCCTGAATATTGAACTCAAGGCCCATTCGATAGAGGCCCGCCCCGGCGATCTCGAACCCGAGCGCTAGCAGCATGGCAGGGTTAGAGTACGAGGCGTTCACCCCATAGGTCGCCCTCTTTCTGATTACCTCCGCGATCAGCGGATCGCCGCCAAGGCCGGGCCGCATTAGTTCTCGACCGTCAGCTCGATGCTGTCGCGGGGCGACACTCCCGTAAAGATGCAATAGATGTCGGTGGAGCTGATGTCCACGAGGAAATCGTCGGTGGGCACCTGGCTCACGCCGATGAGGTCGCCCTGCTTGTCCACGATCCGGCGAATCTCGTCGGGCTGCTGCGCATAGTTCGTGATGTAGAGATTCTGGATCGTCATATCGGCATTCGCGGACCCGTCGGGGTTCTCTCCGATGCGGAACTTACCCGCGCCACCTAGCACAGTGTTGAGCGTGTCCGTGGCGACCATATGGCACGTGCCATTGATATAGAGCCTATGCCGCACGCCACCGGGGTGGTTGTGGTCATAGACCCAATGAATCCAGAGCCACCCCGTATCCTCGGCCAGCAAAAAGGTCTGCGCAGCGACGGCGGTACCGGTAGTGAGGCGCAAACGCCCGGCACTGTCAACGTCGAGCCTGAACTCTTGACCTGAGACATTGTAGGTGCCATAGCTCGCCAGTGTCTCAAAACCGCCCCCGATACGGCGGCGCATCATGAGACCCAGGGTGCGGCTAGAGTTGCCAGCGGGGAGGGACGAGTCCGACGCACCGAAGCTCTGGTTGCTGGCGGCGACGAGGGCCGCGCCCCCCGTCGAGCCGTCGGGACTCGGAGATTCGGTCGGTGACCCGGTGGCGGACAGGGTCTTTCCGAGCGACCCATAGTGGTCGGTTGTGAGTTGACCAGACAAAAAGTTGTACCCGACGAGCGGCTGCGACGTGAAGTCCGACGCGGCTAGCGTGGACGTCTTGTCATAGTGGTACCGCACCGCCCTCACCATGCGCGGGGACGGGAGGCCGTGTGGAATCTTCACCGCGCGGAGAAAGTCCATGTGGTGCGGCTTGAGAATCTGGTCCGTAACAAAGGCCTCATCGATGCGGCCCGCGAATGGGCGGTTGGTGTCAACCTGGCGAGCGCCGATATAGAGGAGCCCCGTACCGCCCACGTGCATCGGTCCCTTGTGACCGGAGCCACCGGTGGTGGTGCTATTGCCGATCAGGTACCCATCGAGATAGAGGAGGAGCGAGGCACCGTCCCACGTGAACATCCCAAAGTGCCAAGCGTCATCGCTCACGACCGCACCATATCCAATGGTCTTTATGAAGTTGGACACAGTCCCATCGTACACTGTGACGGACATCGTTCTATCAGCCTCGATGACCCATTCGAACACGTAGTCACCAGTTGTACGAATCATCGACATGATGATCTGCGCGGTGGGGGAGCCATGCGAGGTCGGAGTCGTACGGAACCAGCAACCCCACGTGCCGAAGCGCTGCTTGATCGAGTTGGGAGCGGACAGAAACCCGTTGGTACCACTATTCGGGAAGATGGCGGCCTCGGTCCCGGCCCCCGTGATACCGGACCCGAAGGTGACGCCACCAGCGTTGGTCAGGGTGACACTATTGCCCGAGGCATCGGACGTATTACTGAGGTTCCAGAGGGCGCGCGGCGGCGAGAGACCCTGGTCCGTGAAGTCGGCGTTCGTGAGGACGCGGCCCTGGCGGATTTGACCCGAGCGCCCAGTGCTACCGACCTGGGTCGGGGCCAGGATTTGACGGCCGCGATTGGGTGGGAGGAGGATGCTGCGGCGCATTAGGCGGTCAACCGATTCACGTAGCCCTGGACCACACAGGCGGACGAACTCGACGCGTACGCCCGCACGACCAGGGAGTTCTGGAGGGGAAGCCCCGGCGCGATCAGGACGGGGCCAGAGGTTGCGGGGATCGGAAGCGATGTCGCGTCGCTGGACCCCGTACCCCCGAACTGGAGCACAAAGTCCACGGTCTGGGATGAGTTGTTCACAACCCAGAGCCACACCTCATCATAGGAACCGGCGACGGTACCAGGCTGAGCGGTATGGATCAGGGTGCCCGGCGAAGATGTTGCGGTGATCGCGATGTTCCTCCCGTTGGTGCTCCCGGAGAGGATGCGCTTCACAATCAGCGGGACAGACATTCAACTCCTCTCAGTCGAATACCTGGGCGGCCAGCACGGGCGACGCCCCCGTGGTGCGCTCCGCATCAGCCAAGTTTATGCGAACCGTGACGGGGTCGGACCCGACGGTCAGTTCATATGCGCCCTCATCCAGCCATCCCGGGATTCGGCCGGAACCGTCCGTGTTGACCGGGTTGGGCAGTGTCGCGCCACCGGTCTCCGCACTATAGATCGTGGCCAACGTGTTATCGGGGACCGTGTGGACCGTGATCGGGATATTCGCCTTGACATTGCCCGCGGGGTCCAGGACGACCTCGCGGATCGGGACGCGCGCCATTCAACGCCTCACAACTTTACGATAACTGGTGTGGTAGGGCGAGTGTACCAGCCCGGAGGAGACAGCCGCCTTGTGAAAGTCGTAGGCGAAGCGCTCGAACTTCTCGTCTGTCATCCCAGTGTCGCCCTTGGCGTTGTCCTCGTCGATCTCCTTGACGAGCTTCTCGTAGCGCTCCATGAATGGGACACTCGCCATGTAGCGCAGGTCATCGAGGATCGCGGGGGACAGTTCCTCATAGCGCTTCACTAGCATCTCGCGACCATTCCGAACTTCCATCACGATCCAGGGCTTCTTGTGTCCCTCGTCGAGCTTGAGGATGAGTGCCGGGTCGATCTCCTTGATCCGCTTCGCGACGTCATAGAGGTCGCTCGTCACCATCTGCGGCGGCTTGCGTTTCGTGCGGATGACGTCATGCGGAAACGGGATGTGGATGTCCATGACTCTCCTAAGAATGGGCTCGACGCATGATACCACACAAACGAAGGGCCCCGGTTTCCGGAGCCCTTCGCTTCGCGGGGTGCTACCAGCCGGGCGGTCCCGGCTCGTGGTCACTTGACGTCGTCGTCGGCACCATAGATCAGGCCGTGCCGGTTACGACTATACGTGCCCAGGTTCATGTACTTGAACAAGATGGCGACGTACGAGTCCTTGCGGGACTCCCACTTGAGGACCTTACCATCCTCCTCCATCCACTCCCAGTCACTCATCTCGGACCAGAAGAAGGACTTGAGGTTGAGGGCCCAGACGCGACCGGGCTTGCAGTGGTCGTCAACGACGAGGGGCTGCTCATCGAACATGAGGGCCTTGAACCCGCCGTGCAGCTTCACCGACTGCGCGTCGTTGAAGCGCTTCTGGGCGATGAGGGTCTGCGCGTAGCGGTTGCGAATCCCTCGCGTGGTGAGGTAACAGAAGTCCTCATCGGAACCGGACTCGAACCCGATGGCGTCGGTGATCTGCCGGAGCAGGTTGTCGCCCACGACCGCGCCAGCGGCGTCGATGACCTGGGAAGCCCAGAAGCCCTCGCCCGCCGACGCCGGGTTCAGACCGTGGAGAGCGCCCGTGGCGGACACGATCTTCTCCAGACCATTGATCGTGCCCGAAGGACGGTCGTTGTTCGAACCAGACGAGCTGTCCGAAGACGCCCGCGTAGCGACGGCCGAGGACGTCGCGGTGAACGACGCGCTCCAGGTAACCGTCCTGTTCGGGCGGTCGATGGAAACCACCGTGAGCGGGCCCGCGATGAAGGTCGAGAAGTTGCTCTGGTAGATGTCGTGCACGTCACCGATCTCGATGTGCACAGTGGTGTCCACGGTGTGGGTCGCAGACGTGGCGGTGTCGGTGATCGTGAAAATCCTACCGGTGCCATTCAGGTGAGCATCAATGTTGACCTTGCGCTTGAGGTCATGGGTGACGCCCTCCATCTCCTGGGTCAGCGCCTTCTCGTATGCGCCCTTCTTCGACTCCGAGGCCTTGAGCAGCGGCCCCGTAATGTTGAACAGGGCGTAGTTGTAGAGCAGACCATCGGTCAGCTTCTTGTATCCCTGGCGGCCCGGCTGAGGCAGCGTCGCACCCTCGATACGCGTACCGACGCCCTGGTTGCGGGACGTGCGGAGCGGCATCTCGAAGGTGTTACCGACGAAGTCAATGCCGGTGGCATCGGCCCTGATCCCGTTGAACGGCTTAGAGCCCTGGGGGTCGGGCGTCGCCTTGCCGTCGCGCTCGCGGAGGCCGAACAGGAGCACCTTGTTAGTGGTCAGCTGGTCGCGAATCGGGCCCAGGAACTGGGTCTTCATCGCGGCGCTGAAACTTGCGATGTCAGCCATTAGAGGTTCACCTCCTCCTTTATGTGTAGCAGTTTGATGGGTGGGGGTAGGGGTAGTGCAAGGTGCGAATCAAATCCTTTGCTGCGCAGCGCGCTGGTCCGACGCGAAGGCCTCGACGGCCTCGGCAATGGAGTTATACTGCGGAGCGGAACGGGGCGTGACACCCTTCTGGCCCCCACCAGTCGGCGGGGGCTCATCGGGGGTCTTGGCCGGGGTGTGGAACCGCTCATACGCCTCATAGGCGGCGTCGGCGTCACCCTCGGCTGCCTTGAGCAGGTGGACGAATAGGTCCCGGTTGAACTGGTCCCCATTCGCCTCGTAGTGCGCCTCCATGCCCGAGAGGAGGTCCTCCAGGGCCTGGTCCTGCATCGCTTCCTGCTCGGCGGTCATGCTCTGCTGCGCATACTGGATTCGCGGATCGTTCTCCAGCAGTTCGCGGAGCTTGGCCTCCAGGTCGTCCCCATATGGCTGCTCCTGCGTCAGCTGGTCCTCCGGGTCTTCCGGGCCCATCAGCTCATCGTCACTCACCTCATCAATGAGGTCGATCGGATCGACCCCGAGCTGCGTGACCATGTAGCGGATGGCCTCAACCGGGTTCTCGTCCAGCGCCGTGAGGAGCTGAGCCGCGAACTCGGCGTGATGGAACTCACCGAAGATATTGCGGTACTTGGCGGCCTCCTGCTCAAGCTGAGTCATACGAGGCTGCCACTGTGTGCGAAGGTAATCGTCGAAGCGGGGGTCGTTGATCCCCAGTTTCTCCAGGTCCTTCGCCCACGGAGCCGCTCCCTGTCCCTTGGCCGTCGTCTGCTGTGGAGGGGCGGTGCTGTCCTTCTGTGACCGATCTTGGGCCTCCTGCTCGGTACCAAGGTCCCCCTCGGGGGCCGGGTCCGTCCCGTCGTCGCCTCCAGCGACCAAGGGAATCCTGCGTCCGGACCCGAAGACCCACTCGTGGGTCTCGGTGTCGAGCATCGGGGCCTGTGTCAAGTCGTGTGTCAAGGTGTCTCCTTGTGTTTACGGCTGTCTGCGCTTGGCCGCATTGAGTAGCGCCGCGTTCATACCACGTCCCGCGGCATTGAATGGGCCGGGTCCCATCGGGCCGGGGTCGATGGGTGCACCATCGTCTCCCGGGCCGGGCACGCCACCGGGTGCCTCCTCGGCACCAATATCGGCGGCGAAGTCGCCCTCATCCATCGGGCCACCGGGCGGGGCCTCGTCCGGCGGCGGCGTGCCATCGTCGGATGTACCCTGCTGAAGGTCGGGGCCCACGGCGAGGATGTGGCGCTTGACCTCGGACGTAGCCTTGAGGAGGTCCTGGACCGCGCCCGCAATGGGCGAGTCGGGGGCCGTCTGATTCACGGCGTCGAATAGCATCGCGAGCGCCTGGATCGCGCCCTGCGCCGCCTTCGAGACCTCCGCGCCACGGTCCGGGGTGTTAGGTGGGACTGGCATAGTTGCCATCGTATCATACCGCCTTTGAGGTATTTTGGTGGTGTATCAAGACGTAGCGGGCACTTCCGCAGTGGCGTCACTTGTCGCGCCCGGCTGCTGCGGGATTTCGGCACCCCCGCCCTGCATGACCTGCTGCACCAGCGCCTGGAGTCGTGCCTCTTCCTCTGCCACCTGCTGACGCTGCTTCTTGCGCTCATACTCGTGGAACGAGAAGATCATCTTGATACGCTCCGGCGCATTCGCGAACTCGGCAGACTTCCTGAACTTGTTCAGCTCATCGAGGCAAGCCTCGTGGTTCTCCCAGGGGTTCGGCCGGACGACGATCCCCTTCAACATGGCCTTGTTGTACCGGTACTGGAGGTTTCGGTCCGACTGGTCGTCGTTGAGGTCGGGGTTGTCGTTCGTCAGGCCCAGGAGGCGGAGCGCCTGGGAGGGCTGGATGAGCTGGTTCTGAACGAGCGTCATGACCCGGTCCCACTTGCCGCTGATCGTAGAGGGGAGGCTGGTCGTGGTCTGGACCTTGACCCGGAACGCCATGTCGATCTTGTCGGTCATCAGCTCCTCGACCTCGACCCGGCCGGACTTATCATAGGCCTGGATCACGATCTTCGGGTCACCGAACTGCTTCGTGTTGTACGCGGTCTGCCAGAACCCCTCGCTGATCGCCTCCTCCATCGAGTGCATGACGTCCTTCAGCAGCGCATCGTCGGCCTCCTGGAGGAGCTGGATGGCCTGGGCCGCCTCCACGCGCCCCGGCACGCCAGCGTTCGAGACCTCGTGCTGACCCGCGATATCCTCGGCCACCATCTGGAGCCGTTGGGGCTCGTCGGCCACCCACGGCGGGATCGTGTTCGGTGTGATGAGGACGGGCTCCATCCCCGGGTCGCCACCGATCTGACGAATGATCTGGCGCGGGGAGCCATCGGGCTCCTGATCGACCTCCAGGGTCATCGGGAGGTACCAGATGCCCTGGCTCAAGTTCACATTCTGAATGACGCGCGACTCGGCGCGATTGGCCTCGATCTGGAGTGGCCGGACGGCGTCCATGATGCTCTCGTAGTATTTGCTATTCGCGCGCTCGATGTGCCCGATGTGCGTGAATGGCATCCGGCCGTGGTCATATGGGAAGGGGCCGTCATAGATGATGTGCTGGCCCATGAAGACGATATAACGGCCAGCCGGGTCGGCCTCGGTCGGGGGCTGGTAATACTCGTTCGCGGTCACGCCGGGGAGGTCAGTGTCGGCGTTGCCGCCGAATCCGAGATTGGCGAAAATCCGGGCCTCGACCGCATTGTGACTATCGAGCGTGTCCTCTCTGACCTGTTTCACCTTCGGCCCGTAGACCTCGATGGCGTGGTCCTTGGACATGAACATCGAGTGGATCATCCAGCGGGCGTCCATCATCGAGGAAGCGTAGGGGTCCACGTACATGTCGAAGGGGTTGACGACCGCGACCTGGGGCATGCCACCCGCCCAGAACCACTTGAGGAACACGTTCCCGGTGGCGACGGTCCAGAAGATCGCGGTACGAAGTCGCCGCTCGAACTGCCACACGTCGAATAGGTGAGAGAACCAGGCATTCATCACGCGAGCCTGGTGCTCGTCGTCACCATTGTCCGAGACCGGGAGCGCGACCGGCCGCGGGATCGTCTTGAGGATTTTGGCGCGCTCGGTACGGCTGATCTTCAGCATGAAGTTGCGGATGGGGTACATGTCGGGATCGGGGAGGTCGATCTCGACCAGCCGATCCGTGGTCACGTTCCACTCAACGAACTGGTCACCCGAGATGAACGCGGTATTGAGCCACCAGTCGCGCTCGAAGACGCGCCGCGAGCGCTTCGCGCGATCCTTCATCGCGATCAGCTCATTCACGTCCAGGGGCTTACGGTCCCCAGACGGCGCGGAGACCGTGCCGCGCTTCCGGCGATACTTGGGACGAGCCATCAAGCCTCGGTGACAAAGGTTGTGACGATCATGCCATTGGCCTCCAGCTCGTCACGGAACTTCTCCCATCGCGCCAGCCTGGACTTGAGCTTCTCGATCTCGCGGTTCTTTGCATCAAGCTCGGCCTGCTTTGGCGAGGGGCGACCCTCCATGCGGGCCTTGGCCTGGTTCGGGCTGATGTCCATGAATGCGGCGACCGCCTCAATGAGCGCGGTCTTGCCGATGAACATAATGGTCCCCTCCTCGGGGGACACGGTCGGGAAGGCCACGCCCTCCTCGACCTTCCCGGTAACGCAGCACCCGCTATTCAGCGGGTCCGGATTGTGCGGGTGACGGAATGCGATCTCGCTCACTTGGTCCTCCGGTCGGGGGTCACGCGCGGAGTGTACCACAACATAACCTTGCCTAATAACTTTCCATATACAACCTTAGCGCCACCCGCCCCGCTTCCACCGCGCCCGGTCTCGCATGACCTGCTTCTTGATGACGGACCAGACCTCTTCGTCGAAGGTCATGGGCTTGAGTTCAGCGGGCACCTGGCGATTGCTCACGAAGAT